ATGTCAATACCGTAACCAGATGCGTTATCTAGTTCGTTCCATGTGAAGTTGTAGCCTGCTGATGGAACCATCAAGCCTGCAGATGTAGGAGCGTAGTACAACGCAGCTTTCTTAGTTGCTACGAAGTCTAGTGACTCTGCCAAACCTTCTTTAGCTGAGTTCTCAATCGCGTCTACGATGTAGTACTCTGCAACCTCGAAGATTTCAGCTAGTTTAGCTTGTGTTACCAAAGCAGTGTTAGTAACTGTTGCACCGCCGTTGATACGTGCAAGTACGTCTGGGTGGTTGACTAGTGTGTCGTGAACATCACGAGTAACAACCATTTTGTTTGGCTTGAAGCCACCAGAAGCTTTCTGCATCGCACGACGAGCGTTAGTTACGTCTACGATTGGTGTTGAGTTTGTGTAGTCATCCCACTGTGTGACTTCTGCTGCAGTGTCGTTAGCTGCATTAGCAACACCAGTGTATTCTGTAGTCCAGATACCTGTACCAAAGAATGTTGACATGAAACGGCTCTCACGGTCAATCAATAGATTGTGTGTTAGCATTTCTGATGCACCACGACGAATGTCTAGTGCTGTGTCAGCGTTGGCTAGTGTCTCGAAGTCAAAGTCTGTTGACAATGAGCGAACTTCAGCAGTGTAAGTCGCTGTTGATAGGCTCATGCCGATACGTTGCGAACGAGTACGTGGAGCGCGAGCAGTTACTTCGTTGCGGAAGAAGTTCTCACGGTCATAGATGTAGTACTTGTTAGTCTTTTTATCGACTGGGACGTTTGGGAAGACCTTATCAGCAATAAAGTTGTTTTGGTCTTGTAGGTACGCTACTGTCAAGTTTGTTAACGGCTGATCAATATGTACCTGAGAGGCTGTTAGCATAGGCATTTGTTATATTCCTTCCTACTCAGATTAAGCTGGGACTACGTTACCGCCTTGGATCAACTCCATAGCGATTACTTGACCGTCTACACCAGCTTCTAGTGCGTAGCCCATTACAACGTCACCAGTAGCAGCAGTTAGAGCTTCGCCTGATGCGTCAGATTGAATTTGCGCACCTGCAGCGATTGTACCGCCACATACGATGCGTGTTTTACCAGAAACAACAACAGTAGCTTCGCCACCTGCCGCTGGATCATTTTCTACGATACCGAAGCAACGCTCACCTGCTGCGTCAGCCTTATCGACTTGACCATCAGACTCTAGTGTTACGAAACGGAACTGGTGAGATGATAGGTCTTCACCAGCGATTAGTGTGCGTGTTTCACGCGATTCAGTTACAGCCATGATTACTCACCCTTTTCATAAGTTTTGGCAATGAGGGCTTTTCCCTCTGCTGTTTTAGAGATGGCATCAAAAGCAGCGTATTTGTTGACACCATGCTCTGCCGCATGTGCCTCTACCATCTTGTCTAGTTTAGCTTGTGGGTCTAGCATGTCAGCATCGACTGCTTTCTCACCCACTTCGTCCATTGCAGCAGCAAAGGCAGCATCTGCGCCCTTAAGTGCTTCTAGGACTTTTTCTTCCCCTTTGATGACATCTAGGAGCTGCATAGCAACCTCTACGTCAAAGTGGGGTAGTTCTGCTTCAGCAGCTTTGCGTAGTTCAACTTGACGCTTCTCTACTGCAGCCGCTTCAAGAGCTTTCAAGACAGGAGCAGGGATGTCTGATTTAACAACCATCTCACCTTCTACTTCAATCGTCTCTACTTCTTCTTTCTTCTCGATTGCATCAGCTTTGATAACAAAGCCGTTCTCGATAAGAGCTTTACGAAGGTCCTCGTTCTGAGCTTTCAGTGTTTCCACTTCTGCCTCTAGGACATCCAAGCTTAGGTCTACAGGCTCTTCATCAGACTTTTTCATGTCCATTTCATAAGCCTTCATAGCCTCTTCTTCATTCATTCCTTTGTCCATGTAAGGCTTTAGTTTTGCCTTTAGGTCATCGGACATTTTTTCGACTTCATTAGTCATATCAGATTCCTCTGTATCGCGCTTAAATAGGGCAACCTTGGCAGACGCATTAGCTGGGCGATCCACCAGAGATAACTCATCAAGCTCTAGTTGTTTAAGAAGGTTCATCTATCTTCTCCTTAATCGCACGACCACCAATGCTGAAGGCCGCAAGTTCACCAGATTTGACCATTTTCCAGACTTGCTCGTCGTATACTTTATAAGCTACAACCCAGCCCTCACGGTCACTCTGTATGCCTAGGCTATCACCGATCTCTTTAGTGATTGGCAGAGAATGGATAACCATCCCTG